AAGTCCTCGACGCCACCCTTGTCTTTCCAGCGGGTGACATACTTGATTACGGTATGTTCCGCTGGTCCCAAGGAGTTTTGCATTGAGTATTCCATGGGCTGTATCTTCAGCTTTGTGTAATGAGAGCCACCGATTTGTGTGCTCTGTGCTTTCGTCATTCCTTCTCTCCCAGATAAGCGGCGCGGGCAGAACCCATCCACGGTTTAGAAATTGCCTTTTTCAGTTCTTCGTTCTCGGCTTCAAGTTCCGCGACGCGGGCTTTCAAGGCGTCAACATCAACCGCCAGACGATGCACGGCGAGCATCTTTTCCAATTCCTCAATCCGTCGCGCCTGCGCCTCTAATGCGTCGGCGGCCTTCAATACATTCGGGTCGAGGGATGAAGCGGGTGATTGACGCAACCATTCACTTAGCTTGGAGTCCATAGTTTCACTTCCTTCTTCTCTGCGTCCCAATCGTCACTCCTAAGAATCCTTGCTAACTGCGCCTGAACCAAAGCATCCTCCTCAGTCTGACCCTTCTTGATGTATTGCTGAACGACAGCCTTCCAAGCTTCATCAAGCAGGAAGCCGCCATCAAGAGCCGTGAAGTTATCCAAGAGTTTCTCAGCGGACACAGGGCCATACCCCGGACAACCCGGATAGCCATCTGAGGTATCTCCGGTAAGCGTTTGTTTCATCCAGTAATAGTCAGCATCACCACGACCGGATACAACGAGGCTACCCTCACGCCAGAGAGTGGTTGGGATAGTCAGCATGTCCTTGTCCTGAGACACAATCACTGGGTTCTCGAAGTTACCTGAAGTCGCCCAGATACCCATGAGGTCATCGGCTTCTAAGGTCGGCTCCGTATGACAATCGAAATTCTCGTGTATCCGCTGCTTGAGTGCGGAGAAGCAAAGCGGCTTACGTCCACCACGTTTCTTTTTGTAATCAGGGTATAGTGTTCTGCGGAAGTTTTCCGATCCAGTGAAAGCGAACCGTAAAGTCTTTTCGCCCTCAATAGCATCCAGAACACCCTGAAGGCGTCCATGAAAGGCATCCCATGCCTCCTCTATGTTTGATGCAAGTATGATGTTTTGGTCATCCCAGTGCGCCTCGTATTCCACAGCAGCACTGGACACATGGCAGAACTCGTCGCCATCAATCAGTAAAGTCCTCTTCACTGTGCCACTCGCTTTGGGGACGCAGTTCCTGCTCTCTGTCTACCACGGGGCTTGGGAACAGCAGGGGTAGCCACACTGGCCACAGTATCGTTAGCGCCATCATCACCAGAGCCAACAGTCCTACTGCTATCTTTATTTCGTAGAACTTCATTCTGCTCATGAAAGGCTTTCGCTGCGTTTCTCATTTCTTCAAATTCAGCACAAACATCAGGTAACCCACGGCCACACTTGGTGCAGTTGTGCGTCTGGTAAGAGTAGTGCTCACAGTTATCTACTAGGGTTGGCTTCATTAGCCGTCAGTCCTTTTGAACTCGTTGATGTAAGTTTCGACATCATCCAGTATTCCAATATAAACACCATGATGAAACGCTATGGCTTCAGTCTCAGGTAGTTCACTGGCACGTATGAATGTCCGTATGTCTCCGTAACACATGAACTCTTTTGGTTTGATGTTATGCTTACGGAGGAAGTCATACAGTTTGTCGATGCTATTGTTTGTCGGGTTACCAATGATAGCCCAACCTATGTCTAGCGTGTTTCGCATGGGTGCTAGATTTCCTCGTCGTGCTTAAGAGTAGAGCAGGGAACGAAGTAGACAATGTTGCCCTTAGTAACCTGACAGTATGCTGGCTGCTTCTTGTTTGACTTGTAGTAGGTGCCGTTGGTGTCGATCTGCCCAATAGCGTCATAGGCCGTGCTACAACCTGTAATCAGCATCATGAGCGAGAAGAACACCAAGAACAGCATGAAGTCGCTGCGTGTCATTTCGTTAAGGCTTTCCATGACTTCGGAAACAACGGCTCAATAGCTTGACCAATAAGGAAAGCTATCTGCTGCGTTTCGAGTTGTGTGTGGCTGTCGGTGCGGAGGTTATACATACGGCTCCAAGCGAACAGAGAGCCGGTCCAAATCCACTCGGTATACATAGCCTGCGGCAGAACCATACGGGCTTGCTCAGGGCAAACACCTAGCTTCAGGAGAGCCTCGTAGCATTCCTTGGCAGCGACATAGAGTTCTACAGGGGTATGCACACAGCCAGTCTCTGTCTCCATCTCAAGCATAGGAGAGAGATACACTTGGTCGTTAGTGGACCCTTGCTTAATGTTCTCTGCGCGCTTCCTCCAGTAGTCGGGGATGAAGAACTCGGGTTCATCATCAACGTAGCGGCGAGATACCTCATTCCACGCAAAGCCAACTTGATGTTTCACAAGCTGACGAGCGATGAAGATTGGCGCTTTGATGCGGAGGCTGATCGAAGTGTGAGCGAAGGGTGACCAGTGGTTATTATAGGCCAAGTAAGAGATTAGCTTGGCGTTCTCTTCGTCGCTGTATTTGTCGTGGTGTTTACTGAATGATACTCTTGCTGCATCCACTACTGAGTTGTCTGAACCCATGTAGTCTATTAGTTCAACATTCATCAGTTTCCTCAAGTGCTATAGTTACTGTCATGATTTCATCTGCTTTCTTTGCGTAAGCTATTCGTCTAGCTGCTGCCTTGTATCGGAATAGCTCTGCTTTCTCGAATGACACTAGCGCCCTGTGCATATGTCGTGGGCCAACAAACTGCTCACCCACACGCACCACAAAAGCTTTACGGCTCTTCAACATCAGCCTCGTGTTCTAGGGGTGCGTCAGTCCACGTATCGTCGCTAATAGACTCACCAATCTTTTCGAGCCATGTCAGTCCCTTGACTGTAGGTCTCCAGTCACGAGAGAAAACATTACCGTATACTTTGGTGGAGATGTATCCAATCGACGCTGCCATTGCGACATACTCTGCATTGGCTCGTGCGTAATCTGATTGAACGCTGTAGGACCGTTTGTATGCTTCAAGAACTGTTTCTAGTAGGTGTTTGTCAATGGTCGAAGAGCGCATGATGTCCTTCGAGTATGATGAGGTTAATGATGGAAGCTATGGCCATCATCAAGAACAAGTAGATTGCCAATTCAATGGCTTCTCCTATCTTCAATGGGTTTCACTCCAGTTGTTTCCGATTGAGTAACTGCTGTCCAAAGGAACGGTGAAGTCATATGGCTCTCCTGCTGTCTTAGCGCAGTAGACTAAGGCATCGCCAATTGCTTTGGCATATTCAGATTTACATGCCACCTGTATTTCATCATGTATCCACCCAACGATTACGAAGTCCCCCCCGTAACCATGTGTGAAGCCATTATTAAGCATGTAATCGTAAAATCTGACTAACCATTCCTTTGTAAGGATAGCACCACAAGACTGAAGCAACGTGTTGAGTGCGGCGTGTTCAGAGCGGACAATGATACGACCACCATCAAGTCCCTTAAGCCAACCTTTCTTAGCTGACGCCTCTACATTGCTTTTCAGTTTCGCATAAGCAGGCACCTGTTCCATGAAGGTTTTCTTGAGGCGCTTACCGTCAGCAGCAGTTCCACCCACCACAGTAGCTAGTTTCTGGTCGCCCGCTCCATAGAGTAGGGCGTAGATGAAAGTCTTTGCTTGGTCACGTGTTGTGAGTCCTGCTGCCTTTTGATTATGTGTATGCACATCGCCTTCTGTTACGACTTTGGTGTATTCCCCTTTGTCGTAGAAGGCGAGATAGAACGCAAAGCATCGAAGTTCCAGTCCCGAAAAATCAGCACCAACGAGTTTCCATCCCTCTGGAACTGTGAAACAAGCACGACACTCTTTACCATACTTTGCCCTGTTTGCTGGAACTTGGCTGCAATTTGGAGAGTTGTGTGTTGCGCGCCGTGTAATTGCCCCAAGTGAATTGATGGTTCCGTGTAGACGCCCGTCTGTTTCAACCAGCTTAAGCCATCCATTACTTCCGTCCCCAACTTGGCCAAGCCGTTTCTGGACAAGCAAATACTCGACAAGGAGTTCTGCTTCTGGTTCGTCAATTCTTCCAAGGACAGTCTCGTCCAGCTTTGCGCGTCCTGACTCAGTGAACTCTGTGGGTTCCCACCCGGCTTCTTTGAGTTTCTTCTCAATGTGAACCCTCGATCCGGGGTTGAACACCACGGTTTTCATCTTCTTCACTGGGACGCCCGCTGTATACCCCAGTTTCTTGTTGTCGCGCTTCGGTATCAGAACCTTGTCTACTTCCTCCCATTGTCCGAACTTCTCCACTAACGCCTTCTCCAGTTGATCCTTGCGGTCTACCAGAGCCGTGTAGAGATTCTGTGCTCTCTGTATGTCGAAGGTCCATCCCTCCTCGTGCATCAAGTGAACCACTTCGGCGACTCGATGCTCTAGGTCTAAAGGGATTACTGGGTATTCCCATGGTCTAAGGTGAGTTAGAAGTCGGTAGGTGGTTCTGACATCTTGTTCACAGTAGTCCTGCATCTCCTGTGTCCAGACGCCCCATGGTCCTTCATAGTCGTCCTTCGGTTCTCCGAGCCGTAGACCCCATGCTCGAAGCGAATGACTTCCGACGAGTTTCTTGTCCCAATCGACTCGCTTATAATCATCTTCCTTAATGTTAGGATGGAGAAGGCGAGCCACCACAAGAGTATCAATAAGCCGAGTGCCGGGACGACGAGACCACCCGTATAGCTTTCTGAGTAGTGGTAGGTCGTAGTTGGTTCCGTTATGTGCGACGATTGTGTCGGCTTCGTATAGTTCAGCAAGTCCCTTTTCGATTTCATTAGGTCCGTAGGACCATACGTTTCCAGTCTCGCTATCACATAGCGCAATGCAGTGAACCTTTGTTGCTTCCTTGAGAAGACCGTCTGCCTCAAGGTCAAAAATGAGACTCATTCAGCCTCCCAGTTGCTTTGTTGTAGAAAAGGACACCTGTTTCACCGGTGTCACCAGAGAACCTATTTTTTAGAACGCGGACTGTTGTTTGATCCGCCTTCTCTGGGTCCTGCTGGTCACGCTCCAAGCCAATAACAATGTCAGACAACTGAGCGATTGCGTGTGAACCCCGTAACTGAGAAAGACTTGTGTGTGCGCCTTCCTCATGTCCACGACCTTCAGGACGTTTGAGATGAGAAACGACAAGTAAACCTATGCCTGTCTCTTCAACCAAAGTTCTCAGCAGTGTCATTGCTCTGTCTATCATTCGGCGTTCATCGTTACCTTCGAGCGCACTGACAACGATTGACAGGTGGTCAAGGATAATCCAGCCACAGTTGAGACCTTTCGCCATATAGCGAACCTTGTTCAACAGATTGTCGATGTCCGTTGAACCAAAGTGGTCATAGAGATACAGACGGTTGGTTCCCAAGGTAGCTGTAAATGCGGCTCTTAGTTGCTCTTCAGTCACACCATCTCTATCTTGATGTAACGGTTTGTTGACCACTAAACCCATGAGACCAAGAGCAGTGCGTCTTGTATTCTCCTCAAGCATCATCATCCCTACACTCTCACCTTGGTTCAGAAGGTGGAATGCAATCTCTCTGACAAATGCGCTTTTGCCGATACCAGAACCAGCCGTAACAGTCACAAGTTCACCGCGACGTAAACCAAGGGTTTTTGTGCTAACGCATTCCCAAGGATACGAAACGCTTTCAACTGTCTTGTGTTCCAGAATGTCGGACCAAAGCTCTTCACCAGACACAATGCCATCTGGACGCCATTCAGTTGCATTCCAGAAAGATTGAGTTATGGCAGCAGGACCGTCCATCAACAATGTTTCATTGGCGTCCTTGCGAAGAAGCCTCATGATATAAACTTTACCAACAGGCAGCATTTCTGCCACCTGTTGAGAAGCTTTCTGTCCTGCTTCATCCTGATCGAAACACAAGACAATCTTATCGAACTTATTTAGCCACTCGTAAGCTTTGGTAATGGCTTTTACTGCTGATTGCGCTCCATCTGGTAAACTTACGCAAGGATGATTGGGTCCTGTGAAGGATGTTGCGAAACTAAGTGTGTCTATTTCTCCTTCGGTGATGACGACAGACTTACCGGAGGTCCATAGATGCTGACCCCAGAGAGGAAGTTGTGTGCCTCTTTCTCCCACCCACGTAAAGTGCTTGCCGGATTTGCGTAATTTCTGAGCAACAGCGCGGCCTCCAATGTCGTGATAGTTAGCAATGTGACAGGGTTCACCACTTGAATCTGTTCCTGTTTGGTATCCATACTTTCGGCAAGTGTCTTCTCGTATACCTCGCTTAGGAATGTCGGTGTAAGACCCTTGTAAAAGTCGGCTATGTCGCTCCAGTAGTTTCCCATTACTCAAAGTGTCCTCTGTATCGTTAGAGGAACCTTCCCACGTTTCACACACGAAACACCATGAGGTTCCATCCTCATAAACTCCACGCCCATCAGATGACCCACAGTTTTCACATGCTACATGACGTATGAAGGTTCCCAATTTTAGTTCCTATTAGTTCTTGTTAGTTCTTGTTAGTTTCGCGGTGCGCCATCAGCCTCTCGTGTGATGCACACGTTTGACCACATGGCTGCATCTCGAATTAGGCGAATGACATGGTCTTTGTCTTGACCTTCAGGTAGCTTGTAATCCAAGAGCTTTACGAAAATTTCGAAGTCTCCACGCACAAGCTGCATCTGTTCCATCTGATCTGTAGTTGGCGTCAGATACTGAAAGGTTGAATGGTGCAAGCCCATATCAGTTGCTCTTGCTCACATTATTGACGTTAGACCACCAGTAGTTCTTGGCGCTCATCACAGCATTCGGGTCATCACCCATCCCGTTGTGACCGTCATACCAGTTGTTCCACTTGACGAGGACACGAGGACCAACAGGACTGCTGGTAACCATCACGACCTTTCCCTTCATGTTGATGAGAGAAATGCCAGTGCGGCCACCGTGACCCTGCGGCTGCTCGTGGTCATTGAGCGTCGTTTCGCCAGCGCCACGACCGTGGTAGAACACGGTGTCACCAGCTTCGACCTCTTCGCCAGCAACAGCTTTATCGGAGGGGCGCAGTGCCTGCTCCACCTGTTCATCCCAATAGTCGGATGCAGCCTGATTGATTTCAGCCTGAACCTCTTCATCACTCATGTTGAAGAACTCTGAGTTATAGGTTTCGCCCCATGACTCATCATCGTCCATGTCGTAGTGCTTATGAAACAGATAGCCGTCAGCCATCTCTTTGACGCCAACATAGGTGAACCCGGAGCTTCGCAAGAAGTCTGCGAAAGTAATCAGAAGCTTCGGGAGATACTCAGCGTCATCACCATTCAATGTGACTTTAAACTCGCGGCCAAAGCCGGAGTAGCTAAAGGTTGCTTCAGATGTCACGCAGCCACCTCATAGCGAGCGTAATGATGACCAGAAGCATCGGCCTTCATCACGGTGTTGATCTGGATGCCGGTCTTACGAAGCTCATGGATGCTGGCGGCAAGCCGGTAGATGCCGTAGACATGGAGAGCTTCGAGAGGGCTGATGGATTTACGCTTGGTTAGATGGTTGAGAACTTTACGTGCCTGCGGTTTGAGTTTCAGAAGTTTCATAATGTTCATTTGGTTTGCTTGAGTTCCATTAGCCATGATTGTGGTATTGTTCCTTTGTCTGCGTAAAGGAAACCGTTCGACTCAGCCCACTGGGCGTAAGTCGTTTTGCTTCCCTTGTAGATTGGTAAATTTGCGTTCTGAAAGAGAAGACGAAGGTCTAACTCTGGATACTGCTCCTTCACGAGAAGCAGCTTCTGACGATCTGCGGCTGTTCTAAAGCGACCCTTAGCTTCAATGAAGGTTTCACCTATCAAGAAGTCTGGCGTATACTTTGCTGGTCGCTGAGGGACCGTGTAGCTAATCTTGACGCTCTCATAAGAGAACTCAAGACCGTTGTCGGTCAGTTGTTTCGCTACTCGTTCTTCAAGCTTAGAGCGATACTTTGCTCTAAGCAACACTGGGTTAACGTTAGAGGTCGAGCGCACTCACTTCGTCCTCATTAGCGAAGGACGACTCTTCAACATCAGCGACGAAACCATCGTCCACAGTATCGAAGGCCGAGTTCTGTGAACCACCTTCAGCCAAGGACA